GAGTTTCTCCTATACCCCTCAATTCTCTTACGAGTTGTTCGGTTGTGTTATAATCTTCCTCATCTATCTTTCCCTCTTCGTCAGGGGCAGGGAGAACTTGCCTTCTTCGTGAGAATACAGTTCCTGCTCCAACATCTTCCGTGTCGGTCAGTCCTTCTTCACCTGCCGCTAACAACTCTGTAAGAGTTAGGAAGTAGTCAGTTCCTGCGTTCATCATTAACTCTTCAAGATTATCTTCGCTAATCATCTCAAAATATTCAGGGAAGGTCGTTGGAATATTAAACGGACCACCTGCTAAATCGTTGGTAGAAGCAACAAACGCAAACATTTCTCGCATTAGTCCGTTCAACGCCTCCTCATTAAAATAAGGTTCGTTACTATCAAAATAAGGAGGAAAAAGAGCATCAAACGCCTGGTTTGTGGCGAAGGGGTTTCTCGTAGTATTCCAAGTATTTACAATATTCCTGTATTGCTCGTATAAATTATCAATACTTTCGTTCTGTGGTAGAACGCCTCCTGTCATTCCGCCAGTTACTCTACTCCTTCCTTGTTCTCGTGCTTCTGCTTGTCGTGTCATTCGTTCAACTTCTTCAGGTGTGAAAATCCTTATAATGGGTGGTGGCGGTAGAGGTGGTAATCGTCTGCGTTGTGTTACACGAGGTGCCGATGGTGGTGGGGGTGGAGGTTCTTCCATTCCACCTTTTTTAACATCTAAATCATCTAAAAGACGCACTTGTGCCTGTGCTTTTTTCAACGATGTATCCTTTGAGTGTATCTTACCTGTTGAAATATTTATAACCTGAAATGCTTTCGGTGATTTTTTCTTAATATAATAAGGCATTTATATTATATTAAGACATTAAAATTGCTAAATTATACAAAACGACGAGGTAGATATTGTTTCAGTCCCAGTTTTAAGTCATATCCGTGTGTGCTTTCCCCTACTCGTGGGTTTCCGTGAGCGAACCCAGCACCAACAACACCTTCAACATCTATATCGGCAGAACCATCTGCGTCAGTTCCTACTCCTTGATTATATCCTACAATCAACTGTTCAAACTTATCCGCCCAAATATCAAACTCGCCTTCCCAACTTTCGGTTAAATCTTGTATTGCGTCTAAAACACTTTCAAGACGAGGTTCAGCAGCAATTTCATTTAAACTATCGTCCAATACTTTTGCGGTGCCTTGAATACTTGAAAATGCTTCGCTTATTTCTCCTATCTGCGAAGGAGAGAAAATATTTAAATTGTTTGCTAATTTTCTGCTGGTAAAACCTTCCATATCTTTCGTCTGCCGAATAAGGGACGATGTCGCACCTAAAAAGCGGTCATTAATAGTCGCAGGATTATTACTTGTTCTTCGTCTGTCTCCAATTGCTGGAAGAATTGTTAAACCGATTGTGGCGGATACTTCAAAGAGAGACGCACCAAGAGCGACAAGTTTCGCCAGTAACGCTTCAAATAATTCCGCGGTTTTTAATGTAGAACCACTCTGTTTCATTACATCATATCCCTTGTAGGTTCTACGCATATTACTAAATGATTTTTTTTTAGGGTTTAGAGTATCATTCAACGCTAAACTCTGTGAGTGTAAAAATGACGGCATTTATATTATATTAAGATATAATTTTTTAGTAAAGTCCGTTTTGTTTCACATATTTACTTGCTTCAATCATTTTCATTCCTTTCTCCTTCATCACCTTCTTAACAATTTCTGCTCGTTTGTTCGTCTTCTTACCAGCACCTTGTATCTTGCTGACTGCTTTATCGGTAAGAGCAGAGATAATAGGTTTCGCAACTGGTTTCACTAAATTACCAATCTTGTTAAAATCACCCACGAAATTATCAACGCTGTATCTTTTACGACGACCACCGACTGGTGTTGCTTCGGCGACCATACTGGTAAGCGGAGCGGAGCGACCTTTACCCCTCTTCATCGCAGCACGAATAAGGTCAGGGGCGACTTCCTTACCTACACCTGCTACATCACCTACGAAGTCGTTGAATGAATATCCGCCTTTCATCGCAACTTCTTTTAGTTTTTTAAGAGTGTGTGATTTTTTTGCTCCTAAATGAGCGAGGGCAGCAACGATGTGGTGTTTCTTAATAGGCACATTTTGAGGGTGTCCCAATCCCATCAAGAGGGGAGCAAAGGGGGCGAGGGTTCTTGCGACCGATGCTATTTGTTTTCCTATTTTTGAACCACCGCACTTGCGACCACGCCCTATCGCAGCACGAATAAGGTCAGGGGCGACTGCCTTGCCGACACCTGCTACATCACCGATAAAATCGTTAAACCTGTATTTTCCACCAACCGCACCATCAACACCTGCGTAACTACCGCCTGAATTAATTTGTAGTCCAGCATTCAAGTTGAACGGAGGGTAGGCGTTGCCGTTTCCACTGACAGCATACTGCTGTCCTCCTGGTGACCCACCACCAATCTTCTCGCCGTGAAAATTACCGAGTTTCTCAACGAACATCGTAGGGGCGTATGCCGTCCCTGCCTTACTCCAGTGTTTATCGTCCATCTCACGAAGAGTATTCACTAAATGGTCGTTGTAAGAGTTCTCGTAAGTGATATTTGCTTGAGGCATCTTTATAATATATTACTACAAAATAATTTATTATAAAATTACACTAAATCTTGATTTGAAAAATAAACGCTAAATGTTTTGTTTAATAGTGTTTTGATAATTTCCTTCCACCTGTTGAGACACCGCCTGATTGAACGCCACCTGATGTAGCACCTGCGTGTCTCATATGTCTTCTCATACCCTTCATAGCAGTAAGAGGCATATTCAAATGCGTTCCACCAGTCATTCTATAAACTTCCGCACTCGTCATCGCAGAGGCAGGTGCCTCCGCTTTCGCAGCGAGAACCATCTCCTTCGTGAGAATACCTGTGTAGATGGCGGACACACCTTGCTGGGTAGTGAAAATACCGCTGTTTACGCAGATGACGATGATTTCAGGGGTGATACTGAATGAATACTGGTTAGTAACACTACACTGGAACTGGAAATTGTAATTTCCAAGAGAACCGCAAGAGATGTAATCAGGAAGTGATAAATCGTAAGCAGGGTTCAAGATAAGGAGAGAACCAGTCGTTGGGACAAGGAGACCCTCACCTGTCGCTGATACTGCGATTTGTGCCTGTCCGTTGAACTCTTGAAAAGATTGAGTAGAACCGTTCTTAATACTCAAACGCCACAAGTCGTAAGTAGAAGCAGACGACAAGAGACCTGACTGGTTATTCAAGTTGATACTTACATTATTGATTTTCAAGAATGAAGAAGCATTTTGAATAGTTTGAGAAGACATCGGTATGCGGACATTAATAAGGAATAAGTCAGGGATTTGATTGATTTGTAAATTGCTTGATGTAAGAGTTGAGGAAGAACCTGCCGTAATAGTAGGTTGATTTGCGGAGTTTGTTAAGTAACGAGGGTAGTCCATATATGGGACGATGTTTTTTGTTTGAATAAGGTCGCTGGGTTGAGTGGAGAGGAACTTGAAAAGAATAGCAGGAGCAGATGGTTGACTTGTGAGACCAATTGCGGTAGTAGAAGTGAAACCATTAGGGTTTGCTGCCGTTCCAAGAGCAATAGAAGTCACATACGGATTAGCAGTTGAGAACATACGCTTACACGAACTATCAATATTGAGCGTGAAGGTCATATTGTTTATTCCTAAAAGACCCTGACAGTTGTATTCAGGATTTCCCCAAATGAAAGGAGAAAGGAACAAAGGTTCAGTTACAACGGTTTCAATCGTAACAATCCAAGTATTCGTAGTAGGAGAAGTAGAGATAGGGGACTGGTCGGTAAGAACACCGCTTACATATCTGTTAAGTGTGACGACTACTGGGAAGGCACCACGAGGAACCTGGTCTACATCGTAGGAAGCGGTTGAGTAAGATGCTAAAGGATTGTTTGAAGCATTCACACCATCACTGAACTCTCCGTATGCCTGGTCAGGAAGAGAAGGGGTCATACTGTTGTATCTGTAAAGTTCTCTTGAGTTATTCATACGAAGAAGAGATGGTAGAACATCTTGGGTGTTAAGAGTAACAGTGGTGTTGTTGATTTGTGCGGTGGCGGTGGTGAAAAGGGAGTTAAGAGGGAATGCTTGGAGAGCATCAGTTAATCCGTAATCAAAGGCAGATAAACCGATAGGCACTTGGTTTGCTGCGACAGTTAATGAACCAAGATTTAGAGTAAAGGAGAGACCACAATTAATAAGAACATCACGCCCTAAAACAACATTCTCACTTGGAACCTGAACATTAAAAATCAAAGCAGAGTTAGATGAAGAGGTTGAAGGGAAACGCTGGTAGGTAGTTTGAGAGGCACCACTTCTAACAGCGAAGTCAATATCGCTGGTAATGTCGCCGATTACGCTATCTTTCACGAGAACAGTTTTAAAGTCACTCATCGCTTTATATTATATCCAAACAAAATAAAATATAAAGTTTCCACGAATAAATCGCTAAATCAATTACTTTGCTCCGCAAGAAGATTTTTTGATAAAGGCGATTTTAATAGTCACAGTTCCACCTGAAGCAAGGGTAAATGGAATAAGTTGTCCTGTTCTTGTTCTATAAAAAATAGACAAGTCCAAGTTATACAAGGGTCTGTTTCCGTAAAGTGTAACATATCTATACTGACTGGTCGGCAGATAAATAAGGAAAGGGCGGTATGTTCCTTCGGCAGATAAATCTGTTACAACATTCGCCGTTGCGTTGTTTGCGTTTCCTAAAACAATAGGAATGCCGTCGTTATAGACAATCGGCGTAGAAACTTGATTAGGGTTAATCGGTAAAGTATTACTACAAAAGACGATAGAAGTAATCGGCGACCACGATGAAGTCGTGCTATATTCTTGGTAGGATAGGACTGCGGTATAGGAGGACGGAACTGTCGCTGGAACAGGCGTTACTAATTGCGTGTTCGTTGTTCCTATATTCGGTAATTCTATAAGGAAATTGCGACCTAATGTGACACCTACATATCCTAAATAACGAGCAGGGAAAGAGTTGAAGAGTTCAAAAAGGGAGGCATTAAAATACATCTTAATACGAGCAGCAGCAAGATTGAGGGCGAAACCAGCGTCGTCGCCGTATATTACTGCCGAACTACTGGTGCTGTCCCACGCTATAATAGGAGCAAAAGTTGTGGGTAGGGTTCCACCTGCTGCCACAACTTGTGCGTTTAAACTTAAATTAACATTTCCGTAAGGTGTTCCGTTGAATGCTTGTTGAAGAGCAATATACACTAAATAACACCAGTAGGAATAAGAGTAGGTATTGTAGTATCCAGTATCGTTGACTTGAACCTTACTCTGCGTTAAACTTGGAGCAAGAGGAGTTGATACAGAAGTGTCTTGAGGCAACCACTTTATAAACGATTGCGAAGTGTATGTCACAGAGGAGTAAATGTATTCTAAAGTAACCGAGTATACTGTTAAATCAGGGTCTGCTTGGTTGGGTTGGATATAGGGGATAAATACAGGAAGTGTTCCAGTATCAACTGTAAATCTCAATATGCTTAAATAGTAATCTTGAGGCACATTTATAAAGGGAAGGTCTCTCTGTTCGTTGTAATAAAATACAGGCGGATTTGTAGTTGTGCTTTGAAGATTGCTTATCGTCACATCAAAATATACCTGGTCAGGGTTAGTATCATTCTTTACCACATTAAACTGCGACATTTATACTATATATACATATTTATTTATACTATAAATTAATAAAAGGCACGAATAAGATACACGAGCGAGTAGTTAGATGGGATAGGAGCGGTTGTTGCCGTGAGAGAAAGTGCGGATTGAGATGCGTTTGTGTAAGACGCTGAATAAGAAGACGCAGTAATAGAACAAGTTAGACCAGTTGGAGCAGAAGGGGTGTTCTTACGGAGTGCGTAGTCGTTTCCTGTTGTTTGATTTTGTCCTTGAAAGTCACTTCCGTTGCTTGTTATACATTCACCTCCACCAGGTGTAACCGAAAAAACTACACCACTCTGCGTTGTTGTGCTAAATGGCGGAATGTTCCCAGCAATTAGAGATACTGTAGATGTTTCTCCACCACTCGTCCCTGCGTCTATTGTTCCTGTGTTCACACTCGTTCCACGAATGAACTCGCCCACTAAATTAGGAAGGGTAAAAGTAGTGGAGGTCTGTCCGTATCCAACTCCGTCTAAAACTCTAAATAATACAGGATAGTCACTTTGATTGTAAGTCGCTCCGTCGCATATTAAATATCCATACGGCGTTGTAGCACTACAATATGGAAGTAATGCTCCTACTGGAATAGGAAAGTTCTCGTATCCTAATGCGTTTTGAACAGACATATATACTTTACAACTATATTTTAATTTGCTTTAATGATGTAAGTAATTTCGTAGGCAGCAGGGGTAGAAGTGGGGTTTAATGAGACAGTAGGAAACTGAACTGGTGTTACAGGTGATACACCACTACTAAAAGCAAAAACAGCGTTCGTTGTTTGTGTAATATCTACGACAGATGTATCAGGTGCGTCGCCTCTTATAAGGTTTGAACCTGACCCACTATTTAACGCCCAAGTATTAGTGTTTGCTATACCTGTAGAACTCATCGTTCCGCTTAAAGTTCCTGTTAATGCTATACTTGTCATCGTGGGTAATTGTGCCGATGTAAGTGTAAAGGGGGAAAAAGACGCATTCCCTGACGGTGCTACAACCGCTCCTGAAGTAGAGGCACCTTGAACGAACGATACTGATAAATCAGGGATAATAAAATTAGTGCCGACTACTGGAACTCCGTAAATTGAACCTATTACATCAAAAAGTTCAGGGTAAGCGGACTGTGCTAATTCTTGACCCAAGCAAAGAAGATATGAAGGTGGAACTTTTGTGCTACTTCCAGCGTAAGCAAATATACTGCCTATAGGAAGTGGAAAGTTATTGTATCCTAATGCGTTGAGAACAGACATCTATATTATATCTTGATATTTTTTAAATTACGAAACCACTTAATTCAGGATTTCCTGAATAGATATTATCTGCTGGGACTGGTTCGCCTAAATTAACAGGTGTCACATATAATGGTGATGGTATTAGTTCATACCACGATTTTATAAGAGGGACTAAACCCAAACTTTCAGGGGTATATGTAGAAACAATAGGTATGGAACCACCACCTGTATTGTAACCTACATTACCTGTTACGGTTCCTGAAAAAGTAGTGCTTCGTGCGTTGTTGCTACTACCATCATCTTTAGCAATATTCGCTCCTGTTGAGTTAATAATACGAACTTCATTAGCAGGAACAACCCAAGAACCACTATTAATGTTTGCGGATAAACTCCAAGATGTAAAAGTAAAAAGTGCCGACGACAGAGTAGGTATATATGCTTCACTTGGAATGGTTAAAGTAGTAGGAAACACCCCACCTGACGCTCCTGCTCCGTTCGGCGTGGTTGCTCCTTGAATATATTTGTAGGTCACCAAGTCAGGAAGGGTAAAATGAGAACTGTCTACCGCACCGAATGTTGTGCCTAAAACATTATACAGGGCGACATATTCGGTTCTCAATAATGATGCTCCGTTAGCAATTAAAAAGGTCATCGGCACACTTTCTCCAAGTGGGGTTCCTGTGTTAGTTAGTCCTCCGTAATAAACAATTGAACCCACAGGGCAGGGAAATTGATTATAACCTAATGCGTTTTTTACAGACATTTATATAATCTCGTGATAAAAAAAAAGGGGGAAACCCTCTTTTTATTTTGTTTTTTGTTTTTTGTTTTTTGTTTTTTATTGTTCGCAATCAAAGCAACACTGCCCATTCACCACGATACATTCTATAATCTGTTTCGCTAAACAATACCGAGCAACCAGTATCTGCTCTTCCTTTGTTGCGTCCTTGAATGGCGGATATTCCCAGTCCATATCGTATTCAAACCTATCCTCGTCTGTGCCTACTTCAAGACCCTTTACAAGATGCCCTATTTTGTCACCCAGTTCGGTAAAATGGTCTTCCACTTCTTTGAGTTGTTCCTCGCCGAAATAGTATTCAACAAAGTTGCTCTCGTGTTTGAGTGTGAATGGTTCGGTGATTTCAAAATCAATAGCATCTTCCAAGTGTGCTTCAAGGGTTTCGTAGCAACTATCGCAGAAGTTAGGAGAACCACCTTCGCAGGAACACCCACAGCACATATATTCTTCTTTACTACTCATCTTTCCACCGAGATTTTCGGCATCGTATGAGGATTGAATACCGAACCAAAACTTTCCGCTAATCTGTCCGTAATAGTATCTTCCCATTTTGTTGTTGCGTGTATATAGTAAGGATTAAAGCAAATCAATTTTTTTTTAGTTGCCCTTAATCTCTTCTTAAAAAAGGAGTTCAATTTTCTGTGGGTTTTATTAACCTTAAAAAAAAAATTGAACCACAAAAAATTGAACTCAAATAAGCAACAATCAACAAGCAATACCCCCCAGCAATAATGACGCAATATGTTTATCAAATCCGCTACGAAGAAGAGTATGGAAATGTGGATTTCCACGAATACGAAGGCAAGTGGGAGTTTGATGACCTCATCACGGCACACAACGCATATTACGATGCGGTTAAGAATACCGAACACACATATCTGTGGGTCACCAAGACCCCAAAGTGGAACGATAATGACGACAACGACCACGAACCTGAAATAGTTGAAATGGAATGCGAATTAGGAGCAATCTGTCGCACTTGTGGAATGGAACAAAAAATTATAGTTGATATGAAGCGGTTCGTATATTTAAAAATAAACAATTTAATGGAAGACGAGTGGGAATGCGAACCTTGTCAAGATGGGACGGATACTGAAATGGATTAAACTTATAAAACCCTAAATAAAAATTATTCCTCATCGTGACTATTTAAAACAAAACATTCTTTATCGCTCATTACACTCATAGGAAACCCTTTTTGTATAGTGACCCAGCGACTATTGAGTTTTTTGATTTTTTTTATCTGTTCTTTATCCAGTCCAAAATAATTATCCAGTAAGTATTTGAGGGATTTTCCACCCAATCCTGACGGAAATATCGTGACCGACTTACATTCGTTCAAAATACGCCGAGTATCCAACCCATTACAAGCAAGATGACTGGTATAGATTATTTCCGTGTTGAAATGGCGACCTGTTTCCAGCAAGGCATTCAAGATGCCGTCTATCTTCCGCTTCAAATGCTTATTCTGTAAGCAATCTGTATCATCAAAAATAACCAAACTGTCTTTAAACTCGTCTGCTCCAATCTCGTCTTGTAAGAATGCTGGTTCGTGGATTTTCAAGCGTTTCAAGTATTTCAGTTTATCCAGCGTCGCATCGTCCTTCAACGAAGATATAATAAAGACATCTCGTTTAGGGTATAGTTTGTGATATTCTTCGGTATACATCTTCGTCCAGTATGATTTACCTGAACCTGATGCCCCAGTCACATACCGAATAGAACGCTCTATTTTCTTATCAGGTATGGGTTGAAAATGTAGTGCTGGTTTATCTTTTAGTTTTATCTCATTATAAGGGTTTTCACATTCTTTAGGGTTTGATGTGATTGATAAGGTCTTCCATTTCTTCCTATCTTTCTCTTCTGTATTTTCTAATAAGCAAAGTGTATTTCCAACTCCTTCAAAGTTCATTATATAAATAAGCGTAGAAAATCTTTTGCTTCTTTATTTATTTTAGTTGAGAAATAATCTTTAATAGAAGCAATATCATTCAAGGCACTCTTCTCCGTTATTTTATCTATCTGTCTAAACACATCTTCACCAAGCGAGACCTTATAAATAGCACTTATCTGTTCCTTGATGAATTGTAAGTTTTCCTCCACATCTTTCCATTTAGGTTTCCTAAAATCCTGTTTCAGCAGATTTTCTAAAATACCCAATTCGTTTTTAATCTTGTTTAAATACCCTATCTGTCCGTTAAAAAAATCTATCATTCGTTCCAGTTGTTTTCGGTGTTTCTGTTTTCCTTCCAACAAGTAGAGAGAAAATAACCGCTTCAACGACTTCATACTATCCGTATTAGAATAATAGCGTATATCCTCCTCCAAACTATCCATCAAATCTTTCGCCGATGGTTGCGTGTTGTAATTCGCTTTTCCATCTGCCTTAATATAATAATTCTCACTTATCTCTGCGAATTGATTTCCCACCTTTGCTATTAAATCCACTTTACAAATTGTCTTATCTAATAAGCATTCAGCGAGAGACCTCGTTGTCCCATCTATCAACTTTATCTTTCCTGCCTCTACATCTTTCGGTTTCCATCTTAAAATAAATAAATCTCGCACCATCTCAATCTGCTCTTCACCCTTTGCGTTCAAAATACTGGTCGCCATCTTGTTCGGTATAAGAGGGTTCTTCACATACTCTTCCAGCGACCTTTTTGAATAATCCCCATTATAAATGAGACGAGGGTCGTGTCCGCATTTCAGTTCCAGTATCCACACATCAGGGTTCTTTCTTGCTTCTCGGTATTCCTCTTTTATCCGCTTGACGATGGTCTCAATAGAATATCCTTGAACTTGTGTCTCCACATCGTAATCGCTCCCATATATTATACTTCGCAGAGAGTTTGAACCGATTAATCTATACTTGCCTTTTATAGCAAATTGATTAATAACCTCGTCGGTTGTATTATTTATTTCATCGGTTGTTCTCTGTAAAAATATATTATCTCTCATTATATAATATTGAGATATAATAAATGATAGAAATACTGGAATTAGTATTGTCTCCTAAATCCAATAAACGCTTTCGTATTGTAGTAAACGAAGATGGTCTCGTTCGCTCATACGACTTCGGTGCTAAAAATGGAAATACTTATTTAGACCACGAAGATAAAAAGAAGCGGTCTGCCTACTGGGCGAGACATTTAGCAAACCCTACGGAATACGAGAGAATAACGAACCTCGTCCCTTCTGCTGCTCTCTTTGCCTTTAGATTATTGTGGGGAAAATCCACCGATTTAATTGAGAATGTGGTAGAATTACAAAAAGATTTTAACAGGTTATAATATAATGGATAAAGAAGTTTTTGATAAACTCAAAAAAGAAGAAATATTCCCCTTCCTCGCCGAATACTACAAGACCATCGGTAGAAACAACCCTCCTGATTACGAGCAATATTCCCTCGCTGAACTTAAAAAGTGTCTCGTAATGTTCGGTATTCATCTTACTCGTGATAAAAAAAATGTTTAGATTTTTAATATCCTTGTAATGTATAAATGCCTCCAAAGCGAAGTTTAGAAGGGTTCCCCTCGTTCCCCTCGTTCAAATTACCTCCCCCAACCCCAAGAAGACCCTATAATCCCAGCGATTATCCAGGGTTCCCAGTATTTGCTAATCCTAATCCACGACCGAGTGAACCTCCCAAGTTTTTAGATGTCCCATCACCTCCAGTAGGAGCAATACGCCCAATCGCAATACGGCGAGGACCACATCACGGAACTGTTATTAGTGGGGTAATGGACCCTGTTTCTAACCCTATGGTTCCTTCTTCTACGAGTGCTTTTAAAGTAGGCAAGGGAAAGTCCAAGAAGAATGTTACTCGTAACAACTACCATTCTATCTCTTCATTCCCTCCTTCTACTATAATGCCTTCTGCTGCCTTTAATGTTTTGTATTTACACCCTTAATTATAATATAGTCATACTTTAAGTATATTATAATGAACCCTGAAGCGGATATTGAACCTACTACAACTTTCTTACCGAGTGGTGACCCTTCGGTGCGTTACAGAATTATCTACGAGCAAGACGAGTTCACAGGTAATATGGAGTTTAATGTGGTTGAGCAGTGGTTAATCAACCGAAACTATTTCACCAACGAGGTCATCGGCACCTTTGATACGAAGCAACAAGTATTATCTGCCTTACAACAACGCCCTAATGGTCTCGCCCCTGAAATTACTGGGTTCGGTATGTATGGCGGTAAAGGCGGAGCGGATACGAAACCCAACAAGTATTCCAAAGCAACCAAGAAGAAAATAGCAAAGAGTATCCGTCCTATTACGAAAGAAGAAGCACTCACAGATTACGAGAAGTTGAAACAGGTGGATTTAAAAACCGTCACACCCTCCTCTCGTGTAGGTAATAAGTTTGTGGATTTTTATACTTTTCCTGAACGGATAGACACCGCTGGTAAAACTGGGTTGTCTTATTTTGATTTACTCGCAAACAAGTCCAAGTTTGAGAAGAAACCCTATATTAACCGCTTCATCAAATACATCAAGGCACATTCCACTCAACCGCCGTCGGTTTATAAAATATGGAAGCAGGTTTTTGATGTCTATTTTAGTGCGATTAATATTTATAAACCTGTGAATGCGATGGAGTTGTATATCAAGTATAAACCCAAGAGCATATTAGATTTCACGATGGGGTGGGGTGGGAGATTAGTCGGTGCCTGTGCCTTGAATGTTCCTCACTATATCGGTATTGACTTGAATACCACTTTAAAGCAACCTTACGATGAAATGGTCTCCACTTTGAAGACACTTTCTACGACCAAGATTACGCTGTTTTTTAAAGACGCTCTTGATGTGGATTATTCAAAATTAAAGTATGATATGGTCTTTACCAGTCCGCCATATTATAACAAGGAGATTTATACTGGGACAGAAGCATTATCCAAAGATGACTGGGACGAGAAATTCTACCGACCCATCTTCAAGAAGACATACGATGGTATGGCGAAGGGCGGTAAGTATTGTTTGAATATTCCTATTGATGTGTATGAACGAATAGCAACGGAGGTGTTAGGGAGAGCCAGTCACAAAATACCGCTCAAAAAGCAAGTGCGAGGAAAGGGTGGCGGAGAGAAATACAAGGAGTTCATCTATGTATGGGATAAGTAGGGTTTTTATATTAAAATCG